GGCGAGACCTTGCTGCCGTCGTCGCCACGCCCGCCCCACCACGTGACCGTGACGCTGCCGTAGTCGAGCAGGTGGCTCGGCCACGATCCGCCGTAGAGCGTCCGCAGCGTGCCGGGCTTCGCGTCCCGATCGACGCGGTACTCGGTCGTCGAGAGCGTCGCCGTGTTGCCCGCCTCGCTCGCGGTGTAGACGATCGACACCGCCGTGCGTCCGGTGGTCTGGCTCATCGGCGGGCGTGGCAACTCGATCACCGCCGGAAACGCATCGAGCCGCATCACGTACTGCGTGTCCACGAGCGTCTCGTCCATGTAGACCTCGCAATACTCGCGAGCCGCCGAGATGAGCGCAGCGATGTAGGCGTCGTCGGTGTTGTGATCGACGCGGATGTGAGCCTTGGCGTCGGCGACGCTCACCGGCTCGACGACCGGCTGCGTGGCGACCTTGAGCGACCGATACCGCTTGCCGTCATTCATGGCGTCGCCCCCTGCGTCGTGGCGTCACGTCTGCTCGCTCCGCGACCGGTTCCACTGCTGCCGTCTCGATCAGCGATTGCTGCGTCTCCCGTTTCGCGTAGCCCCACGCGCAGAGCCTCGCGGCGAAGGACTCGTCCACCTCGACGAGCTCGCCCGCCTTGTAGGCACCGTAGGCGCGATTCATCCGCACTCTGATTGTCGTCACTCGCCGACCCTCCATGCAGTTTCGGGCGGCTTCTTTGTTCGCTGCCACGCGGTCGTATGCTGGAACACCGGCCCCGTGAAATCCCGGCTCGGCCACGAGATGACGTATTCGCCGTGACCGATCACGACGCGGGGCGTGATGAAGAGGCGGTTGCCCGACTTCTTGAACTGCGACCAGAACCACAGATCATCATCGACCCGCCCGTCGCCCCAGCCGCCCTCGGCGTCGGGCTTGCTGTGAAACCACGGCTTCAGCGTTCGCCTGAGCGCCCTGGTGCTGATGATCGTGCAACCGAAGTGCGCCGTATCCACCTGCTGCACAGGCTCGGCAAACCATGACAGCGGGAGTTCGGTTTTGCCGTCGGCTGGCGGGTCGTCCATCGTGTCAAGAAGCGTGAGCATCGGACGCCCGTCCTCGCGCTTCGCCTGGATCGGGGCGAGCGCGTCGCACTGGCAGGTCATGGCGATCGCGAAGAGACGCTCGATGTCTGAGCGGGTCACGAACGTGTCGTAGTCGAGCGTGATGATGTACTCGGTCGTCGGGGCGAACTCTTCGAGCATCCGGGTGAGCACCTGTGCCCAGAACGCTCCCTGCCCTAGCGTCGGGCGGATGTGCAGCGGCATGAGGCTTTCGATGAACGCGAACACGTTCGTGAGCGGTCCGAAACGTGGAGCCGACAGCACCGCCTCGGCACGAACCTCGACCGACGTATCGCCGACCTGCACGATCACGCGTCACCCTCCAAAGCGAAACGGCGGGCAGCTCGTCGCCACCCGCCGCTCACTGTGTCGGTCGTGTCAAGTCGATCAGCCGCTGACCGTGGCGTTGACGCCCTTCGCGGAGGCGCTGACCGGGCCATCGACGCCCTTGCCGAGCCGGGCGACCGTGTAGACGGTGCCGGTCGTGTAGGGAGTGGCGGTGACCTTGAGGTAGCGCTTCTTGCCACGGCAGTCCACGTCCATCCGCACGACCACGTCACCAGCGGTGGCGGTCGGCGTCGGGATCGTGAATCCGCCGGTGCCGCCACCGACGAACGCCGTCACGTCGGAGTAGGACGAGTTGTCGTCCGACTCGGACAGCTTCAGCACCGTGAAGGACGCCTGCGAGGTAAAGCCCGCGTTCGCCCACGGCTCCTGCCCCACGTCGAGCGACACGTACTCGTAGCCGAGACGGTCGATCACCAGCGTGTGGGTCTGCGCCGCAGTCAGGTTCTCGGTGTGACCGACGACGCTCTTCGTCGCTTCGAGATGGTTCACTGTCTAGATCTCCTCGGAGGGTTGAGAGTCAGTCAGTCGGATCAGCCGAACTTGAGAGCCACGACGGGACCGGCCTTCGTGGTCGATCCCACGTCAGACACGACGATCGCGTTGCGAGTCGAAGCGAACGTGAGGGTCTGGTCATACTCCATCCAGCGGTCCGCAGACGTGCGGATCTGGATCGCCCGACGCTCGCCGTAGACGGCGGCCTGCGAGAGGTCGCCGAAGAGGCACGCCACCTCGCCGCTCGAATCATCGAGCGAGGAGTGCATGCTTGAGACCAGCGTGACGGGGTATCCGAGGAACCGCTCGCCGAACCCGGCGGCCACGTCGCTGGACGAGTTTCCGCCAGGGCCGCTCGCACCACCGGGGAGCATCGCGAGCCGAAGCATCGCCGAGCCCCAGCCAGCGGGACTGATGAAGAAACGGGCCGACCTACGCGCGTACGTCGGGAGCTTGGCGACCATGTCGGTGAAGTTCTTCATCGTCAGTTCACCGTAGGTGTCCTCGGTGCCAGCGGTCGTGCTGACGACCGACGCCGAGTGAGCAGCCTTGACGATTTTCTTCGTGATGCCCTCGACACCGTGGTAGGTCGAGGTTCCATCACCGACGAAGCCCGCGTTGTCCACCGCCTCGGCGAACGCCTGGGCGATCTCGACCGCCATGAGGTCGGCGAGGTCGATGACCGAGTCTTCGAGCAGCGAGTTCGGGGTGCGATTTGCGACGCCCCAAATCTTCGCATTGAGCTCGACGTTGTCGAACGTCACGTCGGAGGTCAGCACCTCGGCGTTCTCGCCGACCGGACGGGCGGCGAGCCCACCGGTGCGACGAGCGATCACGAGGGTGTCGCTGTTCATCGGGATGCGACGAGCGAACTGCGGATAGACACCGTACTCCTCGACGAGCCGGATGATCTCGTTGCTGAGCTCGGGGCTGGTCAGGACGCCGCCGAGCGAGTTGACGCCGCCCGCCTGGGCGCGGCTCTCGACGCCGTGATCGACGCACCACCGACGGGCCTCGGCGTCGCCGAACACGTAGCCACGCAGGTGCATACCAGCGCGGTACGCCGACTCGGCGCTACGGAACGCCTTGAGCGGTCCGTGCGACACGGGGATCGCGGGGACGGTTCGCTTCTCCACGGGGCTCTCCTCGGTGACGGCAGCCTTCTCGACCGCCTTGGCAGGGGCACCACGCTCCAGAACGGCACGCAGTTCGAGCTCCTTCGCCTGCACGCGCTGCAGGAACTCGATCTGCTCGCGGAGCTTGTCGGCACGGGTTTCGAGCGAGCGGAGCGAAGCCTCCTGCTCCTCGGTCATCGGCTCAGCGCCGTCCTCAGCCGGGGTCTCGCTCATCGCTTCCATCTCGGCGACGACAGCGGCGAGTTCGTCGAGCAGTGCCTTGATCTTGTCCACGAGCGTGACTCCTTGGTCGGGATGCGGCGGCGCTCACGCCACCTATCCACGAACCTACGGAGCCAGACCGGCACCCATCCAGTCACGACGGGGCGTTAGTAAACAACTTTCGCCGCCTGACCTCGACAGCCAGGAGCGTCTGCTTGTCGGTCGCACCGCACCTCGGACAGCGCAGATACCGCGTCTGGTAGTCGCCAGACCGCTGACTCGACGCGATCACGTACACACCGGCCCGGCACTTCGGGCACGAGTCGCCACTAGCGGCCATGCTGCGTCAGGTACTCGCGGAGTTCTCGGGCACGGGCCGCCGCAGCCATGCGACGATGAGCCTCGGCGTCACGCTGACGGCGGAACGCATCGTAGGACCGCTGGGCAACTTTCACGTCTGCGTCGGGGTATGCCGGGAACGTGACCGGCCCGACATCGAGCAGCGAGTCGATCCGCTGGATCGTCCTGACGCTACGGCCGTCCTCGACGCTCCAGGCGTCACCGCCGCTTGGGACTGTGAAACTAAAAGAACTTCCCTTGACAATGGACGCACGGATATTGCTCGCGATGTCCCGGCCGTAGGAAGTGTCAGGCACCGGGAACTCATATCGCAGCCCGATCTCGTCCACGCTCATCGACAACGTGCCGGGATACCTCGCGAGCGGGTAGTTCGCGTCGTGATTCCAGAGGGCGCGAGTCTCCAGCGGCTTCCGACGCCCGCGACGCTCGGCGACGATGCCGAACGCACCTGGGTCGATCCGCTCGATGAACGAGCCTTCGAGCTCCAGCGAGAGCACACCGAACTTCGCCGCGTAGCCGACGATGTACTCGCGCTCGCTGCCGTCGTCCTCGCTGCGGCTCTCGACCGCGAGCAGCGGCACCGCCGACTCGACTTCGTCAATCGCCAGACTGCGTCGCTCGATGTTCATCGTGTGGCTCCTGTCGTTCTCGTCCGCTGCCTCGATCTGCCGCGTCAACTTGCTCGCCCATGCCTGCCCCGGATCGCCGCCCCAGAGAGCCCATGCGATCCGGCCCGCGCTCGGGAATCCGTCCTGCCCCGGACTCCATCCCTCGCCCTGCTTGTCCACCTCGTGCCGGGCGAAATAGCTCGCCATCCGCTTCGCAGTGTCCGGTGAGATGTTCGTGCCGTTCGATAGGTCGCGTGCTCGGGCAACGCCGACTGCCGTGCCGCCTCGGCCGTACTCGCCGCGCCATGCCAGCCCTCGGGCCGCCTCCTCCCGCACGCCCGACGGCGGCGAGAAGTCGATGTGGTCGTACCTAGCCACGTCGTCGCCTCCGTGGCTTCGCCCGTGGCTCCTCCGCAGGCGGCGGCTCGGGCAGCGGGTCGATCTTCGTGAGCGTGCTCACCTTGTGCCCGACCTGTGTCTCGGTCGGCCGCCAGCCGCCGCTGACCTCTTCGTACACCGTGATGAGCGCCGCCGGGTCTTCCTCGCTCGCCTCAATCGTGAAGTCGGTGCCCGGCACGTCGAGCCGCCCGTAGTCCATCACGTGGTCGATGCGCCCGCGAGCTCGCCCGCCAGACGAGCCCCACGAGACGTAGTCTCCCTCGGCGACCGTGCCGGGCTCGGCACGCTCTTCGAGCGACCTCGCGGGGGCGTCTTCGACGACCGGCACCGGCTGCGGCTGCGCATCCGCTGCTGGCGCAGGCTGACGCTCGACCACCCCTGCGAGGATCGCGTCGATCTGTGCGGGCGGGATGCTCGGGAATGACGCAGCGATCATTGCCGCAGCGCCCTCGCGGGTGACGAGACCATCGGAGATCGCCTGCACGATCGCGATGAGCCCGGTGATCTGGGCACCGTTGAGCGATACCTCGGCGACCTGGGGCGTGGCGTCCTCGACGACCACCTCTTCCACGACTGGAGTGGGTTCGCCTTCGGCAGCGGCCACGCCGCCCTCGACCGCCTGACCGTCGATGCCGCTGCCTTCTTGCTGCTGGGCGAGCACGTCATCGACCGAAGGCGGGGCACCGAGCGTGCCCATGTTCAGCGGGCGATACCGCTCGTCGCCACCATCGACCGGGTTGCGGTTCTCTAGTTCGAGGATGTCGTTCGTCGAGAGCGCTCCGATGTCCCACATCGCCCGGTAGTACGCCGAGCGGCTCGCGGCGTCGCCACGCATGAGCCCGCGAACGTCGAACTCGACGAAGTAGCGGTCGTCGTCGCTGATGAGGTCGCGCTGAAACGCCGACTCGAAGCGACGCAGCCACGGGAGGATCGTGTGCTGCACGTAGTCGAGACCGGCGTGCTCCACCGAGCCGGGACTCGTCTCGGCACCGAGCAGGTGGAGAGGCACGCGAAACAACCGGGCGATCTCAGCCAACTGCCACTTCCTGGCCTCGATGAACTGCGAATCGTGCATCGACGCCTGCGGGATCTCGATCGGCTTGAGACCGCCGACGAGCACCGCCGTGCGGTTGCTGTTATTGACGCCGCCGTGCATCCGCTCCCAGTTGGCACGCAGCGACTCGCGGGCCTCGGCGTTGAGCTCGCCATCCGTGCTGAGCACAAAGCCCGGCCTCGCTCCGTTGCCGAAGAATCGGGCACCGTGGAGCTCGCACGCCCGAGCCAGCGCGATCGCGTCCTTGCAACTCTCGACGACGCTCATGCCATGAACGCCGTCGTCGCTCGGCCCACGCATGTGCAGGATCGCGTCCTGCGAGTACACCGTCTCGCGGCCGTTCTCCTCGCGGTACTTGTAGCGAAGCCGCCCGTTCTCGATCCGCTCCACCGTCATTCGGGACGGGTGCAGCGGAATGAGTTGATCGACAGCACCGGACGCTCCCGAGCGGATCTCGCTGAAAGCGTCGCCCCAGAGCCCAACGTGGAAAACCGCCTGCTCGCGCCACTCGAAGCTCGTCTGCCATTCGTTCGGCTGCTGGTGAAGGCGGCGGTACAGTGGCAACTCGACGGCACGGCGAGTCCCGCGAGTCATCCGTTCGAGCACGTGGAGCGGCAGGCTCGCGACGGTCTCCGACAGGATTCGCAGGCACGCGAACACCGCCGACACTTGCAGGGCGTTGCTCGCGTCGATGCGGATTCCGGCGGCCGAGCGGGACGAGTACTCCTCGTCCCACATCCGCTCCTCACCGGGCAGCCAGAGAATTCGATGCTGTGCGATCATCAGACGAAAAAGATCTCAGGGTTGCCCGAGGGCTTTTGCTCCTGCTCGGATCGCATCCACGAGCCGATGCCCTGGCAGAGGGCGACGATGCCGTCGATACGCTCCGTGCTGGCGGTCTTGCTCGGGTAGATGTTGCCGTGCCGGTCCTCGTGAACAGCGACGTTGCCTGCACACCACGTGAGCACCGGATGCCCGCCGTGCCGCACCATGCCGTTGAGCACGAGGTTCTCCAGCGTCTTGGCGGGAGCCGACATTCCGGGGCCGCCTTGCGGATATCCTCGCACGTCCAGCCCGTCCCCTTGCAGTAGGTTTGCCAGCATCTGAGCGTTGAACTTCATATCGACCGCCAACTGACGCACCCGGTAGCGGTCGCAGATCGCCTTGATGTCGGTGTGCAGGCGGGTGTAGTCGGTGACGTTGCCGTCGGTCACCCGGATCTGCCCGTCCCGAATCCACCCGAGGTAGTCCACCTTGTCGCGCTGGGCCCGCTCGACGGCGTTCGCCTCGGGAAT